CGCCACGCAGATGACGGACAAGGTCTGGGTGGCCAGCGTGCCCCCGGAAGCCGAGGCTGCCAGCGTCGGGGTTGGGGTTGTGCCCAGCGCGTTTGACGTGTTGCCCCCGAGCAGGATCATTTCCTCCTCGATCATGAGCGACTCGAGCGTCTGCTGCACGGCCAGCGCCTTCACGTCCTCGAAGCCCTTGGCCGCGTAGTCGGCCTCGAACGTCACAGCCTTTTCAAGGCCGATGCCGCGGTAGGCAGCGAAGTACTCGGCGGAGGTGTGCTGCACCTGCCCGCCGCGCTGGCCTTCACTCACGCCGGCGCGCACGCGGGTGGTGTTGATGCCGGTGATCGCCTTCCAGTTGGCTTGGATGGCGAAGCCTCCGCCGACGCGCGGGATGCTGTTGCGCAGCGGGCAGAGGACCGGGTAGAGCTTCTTCGACGGCGCCTCGAGGTCGTAGCCCTGAATGCCGGCGGTGGCCGAGCCCGGCTGTGTGAAGTTCTTTACCAGTTCGTCGACCGCTTGGGCCTGCGCGGTCTTGACCAGCGCAAGCACCTCGTCACTGTTGATAGCACCCATGTGCGTCTCTCCTTTAAGTCAAGATTGCCGGGAAGACCCCCGGCGGTTTACACCCAGTGGGTGATGTGGTCAGGCAAGGCGGATCGGTTTGGCTTGGGCGGCCTTGATCAGCGTTGCTACTTCGTTTTCCTCGCCGCTGCTGGTGATGACCGGCGCGACTTCCTTGGCGTCACCGCCGGCGCGGTCGTCCGACTTGGTCAGCGCCACGCCGTTGGCGTAGCCCTTGGGCGGGGCAGGTTGGTCCTTGAGCTTGGCGATTTCGTCGGCCTGTTCCTTCACGCGCTTGGCCAGCGCGTTGACCAAGGCGGACGGCGTTTCCCCCTCGATGCCAGCGGCCTTCGAAAGCTCGCGCATCGATTCCAGCTCGGTGGCGATCTCGGCGATCCAGTCGGCAGCCACGGCGCCTTCCGGGCATCCGGCCGCGCCGCAGGCTTTCAGCAGCGCGTCGTGCGCACCGTCAGAGACAGCCTCCGCCTTGGCCTGCTCGTCGTCCTCGGCCTCGTCGTACTTGAGATCGGCGAGTGCTTTGTCAGCGGCTTTGCAGGCGTCGTGGGCGGCCTTCAGCATGGCCTTGGTGGTTTTGGAGTAGCGGGCGCCTGCCTTGGTGACGGTTGTCGCGGTGTAGCCGCTGTCGGTCAGGAACTTCACGCGCTCAGCGTCGCCCATCGGCAGAGACCCATTCGCCGCCTTGCCGATGCTCTCGCCGTCCGCGCCTTGTGGCGCGGCCCAGAAGGTTTCGCCCTTGCCGTCGCTTATCGTGAAGCCGCGGGCCTTGGCCAAGCCGTCGACGCTGGCCGCCTTCATGGTGTTCACCTGCGCCACCAGCTCGTTCACCTCCTCGACGGCCATGCCAGTGAAGATCACGGCGCCCTGCTTGAGCCAGTCTCGCAGCTGGGCCGGGATCGGGCTGTTGTCGCCCTCGTAGTCGGCCTCGTTCTGCGCCGAGCTGACCATGTAGGAGATGGACTCGAGCATTTCGGCGAAGCGCGACACGTTGTACATGCCCTTGTTCAGATCCTCGCCCGCGCCCGGGTCGTTGTTCTTCTCGGTGGCCTCGCCTTCGTCGCCAGGCTGGCCGTCGACGGACTCGGCCTTGAACATGGTGAACACCGCGTCGGGGTTGGCCGGGCGATCGACCAGCGACACCTCGACCAACTTGATGCCATTGATGAGGCGCTTGTTCAGTTCGTCACGCGCGACGACCTTGCCGCCGATGCTGAACCCCTTGTAGACGCCGGCCTCGACTTTCTTCACGGCGATGGGATCCACCACATGGGCGCCAAACCATGTGCGGCCGTCCTCCTGCACTTCCGCCTCGATCGCGGTGCCGGCTGCCTTCTTCGAGTCGTGCATTTCGCGCACGGCGCCGAACTTCATGTAGTCGGGCAGGGCGGCTTTCATCGCGCCCGCGGTGATGGTCTCGCCATCGCTGTCTTCGGCGCCGCTGCTGGCGTATCCGTAGACCTTGATCGTGCCGTCGTCCTGCGCCTCGGTCTTGGCGATTTCTGCGTAGAGTCGTTTCATGGTGTTGGTCTCCAGAAAAGCAAAAGCCCGCGATTGGCGGGCTGTTTCGGGTTGGCCTGTCGGCGCTCAGTCTTCGGTCATGGGTAAAACGTCGCAACGGCAGTTCGGATGCAGCGGGGCGCCCTGCACGCCGCCGGGGAATTCGACGTTGATCCCAACGACCAGGCCGTCGATTTCGTGGCATGCGTCGCAGCAAGACGGCGCGGTGATCCACTGCTTTTTCTCGACGCCCAGCTCGCGGTACCCGGTCAGGTTGCCCTCGACGTCGGCGCGCGCGGTCTCGGTGCGCGCGATCACCAAGGCGCGCTCGTCCGAAAATACGTAGCTCTCTGCGATCGCGTCAGCGACCTGGTCGTTGCTCCATCCCTCCTGCAGGGCCCGGCGCACGTCGCCGCGAAGCATCTCGCGCGTACCTTCGTCGATGCGCCACTGAGCGTCCGGGTTCGGTACCAGCTCGCCGTCCACCCACTTCATGCCAACCATCTCGGCCGCGCGCTGGCGGGCGTACTCGAGGGCATGCTCGTTCGCCAACTCGAATGCGTCGGCGGAGAGTTTCACGCCGAGCTGCTGGGCAGCCTGTTTGACTGCCTCCAGGTAAAGCGCCTCCAGTTGCGGACCAACGGCGGCGGCCAGCAAGGTCCAATCGCCGAGATCGAGGCTGCCGACGATGGCTTTGATCGCCGCCTCGTCTCCAGCGGTGTCATCCGCTTTTTCCGTGCCGTTCAGCGCAGCGCCAAGTTGATCGGCGACCGAGTCGCGGATTTCGTCAAAGTAGGTGAGGGTGGCCTTCCGGATGGCAGCCGCAGCCTTCGTGACTGCCGGGCGCTCCCGATTGATCGGCTTCAGTAGGGCTTTTTTTTTACCCAGGGCCTTGTCGTTCTTCTTCTTGCCGGCGCCGCCCGGTTGATCCGGGTCGTCGTCCGGTCCGGCCAGTTGTGCCGGCGGAGGCGGCGTCATGTCTGCCTTCTGCTCGGGCGTCAGTGGCTCCAGGCCAAGTTCGGCACGCACTTCGTCCGGGTGCAGCACCTTGGCGTCGACGTACAGCTTGTGGCGCTCGGCGCGCTTCATCGGGTCGATGATCTCGCCTTCCTGCCACACGAATTCGAGATCAGCCCAGCCGAGGTGCTTGGCCAGCGCCATATCGACGAGCGACTTCACCCACTGCTCGATGGGTGCACGGCCCTCTGCCAGGCTCTGTTCCCGGTTCGTCTCGGCCACTGAGCGGTTCACCTGGGCAACGAACGGCGTGACGTCGATGCTGAAGCAGTAGCAGACGATGCGCGCCAGCCACTCGTCGAACAGATCCTTCAGCGGCGGCTGCTTCGTCTCGTGGAAGTTCTTCGAAATCTCGCCCGGCACGAACTTGAGCTTGCGGCGGCTCGCCATGTCGTCCGACAGCAGCTCGTCCCAGTACTGCTGGAAGACCTTAATCTGCTCGACTGTCCACGACTCCGGCACGCCGGCGAGTGCATCCGGCACCGTACCTTCGGTGAAATAGCTGGTCGTCATAATCTGGCGACGCAGGCCGATGTTCACCGTGTTGATGATCTGCTCGACCAGGCTGTAGCCGTAAATCTTGTTCGTTCGTAGGTTGCGCGGCTTGTAGATCAGCTCGTCCCGGGTGTAGTCCACCGCGGGCACGCCCTTGAGGATCTGCTGGTAGGCCGGGCCAGCGACCGGCGTGCGGCCGGTGGCGTCGATCACGCGCTTGATGGTGGCGCCATCGATCGGCTCCAGCGCGTACAGCTTGCCGCCTAGCGTCTTGCGGACATAGAGCGTTGGCGCGTCGATCACGAACAGATCTTCGAGCAGCATGCGTAGCCAGCTTTCCCAGCCGTGCTCACCGTCCGGCGTACGGAAAAATTCAATCGCCTTCTTGCACCGGTCGTCTGCCGTCGCCTTTTCGTCGCGTGGCTGGATGACCCACTGAGACGAACAGAGCTGATCCTTGCGGGTCTCGATCACTAGGCGAAGCAGGTCGTAGTTGTCGGCAAAGGCGCGCAACTCGGGAAAACCAATCGCCTCGCCGCTGCGGGGGCGAAAGTCGACGTTGATGCCGGTCCGGTAGTCGAACTGACGCCCGGCGACGCCGGCCGCCTCGGCATTCGCCGTTTCGACCGCAGGCGCGGGGGGCGGCATTGGGCCGAACCACTCTTGGGGAGCGTTGCCGGTCAGCGCATAGCGCAGGCCGGCGGCGACGCGAGCGACGAGGCCAGAGTCGAGAGGTTTGCGGTCGGGCATATTGGGTCGTCAAAAACGGCGGTCAGGTGCCTGCGCTTCCGGCAGCAGGGCCAATAGTTCTGATGTAATCGAGCATCCCGGTGTTGCCGCCGATCAGGTGCTCGAAGGCGCGTGAGAGCGCGTCGATCTGGTCGTCGTGCGTGCCGTTGGGGAAGGTCCGCATTTCCTCGATCAGCGCATCGTTCCAGCTGCCGCGGAGCATCAGCACATTGCCGACGTTGACCTGCGAGGCGAACGGCTCGGCGCGCGTCACCTTGTCGCCGGACTCCGGCGAGGTAGACACCGCGTAGCCGGCGAGCTTGCGGGTCAGGTAGAGCGCCTGAGTCTTGCCGGCCTGGCCGGGGTCCTGCGGCAGGCTGACGTGCGTCAGCTTGCCGTCGCGGTTGGCGGTGTTCTTCAGCGTGGCGTCGCGGTCGTCGGGGCCGGCGCGAAGGCGCTCCATGTCCGCGATGAGATAGCGCCCGTCCTCGAGCTGGCCCAGCTTCGCGCCCGCGGTCCAGTCGCCGTCGGTGGTGCTCGCCAGATCCCAGCCGCGCACCCAGCGGATGCGTTCCGCCGGAATGGCGTCGACCGTCTGGAGCTTGCCGGGCTTGAACAGGCCACCGTCGAGCGGGGCGGGGCGCTGCCGGTACTGGCCGGCGAACACGTAGGGCGCCGCGGTCTCCATCCGACGTAGCGTCTCGATGTCGTGTTTCTCGGGCCAGAGCGCCGTTCCGTCGTCCTGGATAGCCGACAGGCAGACGTGTTCCCATTCCTCGCCGTTGCCGCCGTCGAGCAGCCAGCCTGCGAGGTCGCGCTCGTGCAGGCGCTGCATGATCACGATGATCGGCGTGGTCGGGCTGTTCTTCCGGCTCTCCAGCGTGGTCTGGAACCAGTCGATCACGCTCTGGCGCACCACGTCGCTGCGTGCCTCGTCGGCCTTGTGCGGGTCGTCGATGATGATCGCGCCGCCGAAGCCCTGCCGATCCTTGCCGGCGCCGAAGCCGGTAATGGTGCCGCCAGTGCCGGTGGCGTACATCACGCCGCCTTCGCTTGTCGTCCAGTGCGCCTTGGCGTCGCTGGCGATCCGGCAGCGCGGGAAGATTTCCGCGTAGGCCTCGTGCTGCACCATCGCGCGCACCTGCACGCTGTTGTTCACGGCCAGCGGCGAGGCGTAGCTGGTGTGGATGAACTCGGCATCCGGCACCTGCCCCATCGACCAGGCGATGAAGTTCACGACCGCCAGCTCGGTCTTCGAATAGCGCGGCGGGATGTTGATGATCAGCCGCTTCGTCTCGCCCCTGAACACGCGCATCAGCGCGTCGCAGATGATCTTGTGGTGGATCGCCCGCTTCCACTTGTAGCCCCTGCGCTGCCAGAACATCCAGCGCGAGAAAAAGTACAGGTCAGCGCTCGCCAGTTCCGCGGCGACTCGCCTTTCCTTGGGCGTCATACATCGTCGACGATCTGCTGGGCGATCTTTCGGAACTCGCCAGGCGTCATGTCGGCGTGCTCGATGGGCGCGCCGTTCTTGCCGGTCAGCTCGAGCGGCTTCGGCGACTCCTTCCACCCGCCGCGGGTCTTCAGCCAGAAAATCTGCGCTGTCGGATGGCCGCCAGGGTAGCTCTCAGTCGGCGTGATCGCGTTTTTGAACAGCCCCTTGGCGACCTTGACGTTGGCCTTCACGGATCCTCCGTCCAGCTCCGCCCTGAAGTACTTGCGCAGCGTCCGCTCGGTGATCGGCTTGCCGTTCTTGCCCTTCACGAAATTGGCGATGTCCGG